AACGCTTACTGCATTTTGCGCCTGCACAGATGGGTATCCATTCCCGTTGCCAAGCGCAGTAATGTATATGAGCGTCCAGTAGGTAAATACCCCGCCCATGATAAACCAGTAAATACCCGTTGATCTCATCACAACCGCTACGCGATAGGTGGTTGATGCTGCGTAATCTCCGACTGTTATCGCTGTTCCACCATTGGGAACTATTTGCATCCCCGTTGTGGTTGCGAATTTCAAGGCATCATTAATAGCCCCGCTGTTATTACTATCCCATCCAATCGTAGCTATGCCAGAAGTATCTGACATTACGAGTGTGCCAAAGAATACTTTTCCAGCCACTCTCGTGATTACGCCATACCACAGCCCATCGTTGGCAACCTCGCCAGTTGCGAAGTTCAAAACTCCATTGGTTGATATTTTGCTATTCGTATCCACCACAGTGCGGGTATTCACCCCATCCGTCGCCAGAGTGCCGTTGACACTCCCCGCTGGCTGGGTGTCGGTAAACTCATCCCGCAAGGTATAAAGTTGTACCCCGCTCCACCCCGTTAGGTCAGCCTCAAAGCCCGAATTGCTCAGTTTATTGGTCGGCTCAGGCGAAAAGAAGTCCTGCTTGACTGTGTTGGCATTATGCTGAACAGAGAATTTCTTACCCGCAGAAGTGTCCGCCACTACAATCGCATCCGTAGCAACCGCAATGTCAACCTCCAATGCGCCTGTCATCGTATCGCCCCTGTCGTCTACCGCATGAGTAACATCCTCCGTCTCATGCTGGTGCATGACAAGGTTTCCGTCTACGATGAGATCTGTTCTTACTTTCGCCATTAGATGTCCGTGCTTTCCTGGTAGTCATTTGATTCTGTTTTCAGGTAAACGTACAGTTTTTCCCTGAGTTTCAGTCTGTCCCCGATCTCATTGATGGTAACTTTCCTGATATACAGTGGCGTCCTGTTTTTTGCCCGATCATCTTGTGACAGGTAGATAGCCACAAGGAACGTGGCGGTATCGGTAATGTAGTCAACCTGTGCCTTGATGATTTTATGATAGGCTTCCTTGACCGAAAGCCCGGTTGCGCTTTCGAAGTTTTGAATTAAACTCATACCGCCTCCGAATACGTTCCGAACGTAAGTCCAGCCCTCGCCGCCCAAGCCGCCGCATAGGTTGTTACCAGCGCGTTATTGATCTGGCTGGCGTATGTAATCGCCGTGCCGCTGCTGGTGTCAATCTTCATCACCAGCCATGTTCCGCTTGCAGTCTCTTTGCCGACATATGTCACGGTAGCCGATGCCGTTTCTACGTTGTTTGTGCCATAAACTGGTAATGGACTGGCTCGTAATTCTGTGTTGGTCAGAGGACCAGTTACGGTAATGCCTTCGCCGTCCAGGGAGACCTTGACATCCGTCGCTCGCAGTTCTGCGTCGGTGAGGGGGCCGGTTACTGCAACGCTCTCACTGTCCAGCGAAACCTTCACGTCACTGGCTCTTAATTGAGCATCTGTCAGAGGGCCGGTAACGCTAATGCTTTCACCGTCAAGAGAAACCTTAATATCAGACGCTCGCATCTCGGCATCTGTGATTGGGCCGCTAACCGGATACGTCGTTACCCTATCGCCATGATCGGTAACGAGTACAACGGCCTGCACTTCCTGACCGCTACCGTCATCTTCGGTATTGTGTGTCAGGATGTCCGATCCCGTTGCGTCAATTGCTCTCTTTACGCTTGATTTTTTCATTACCTATCGCTTGACCTTTGGGGAGGGCGATTTCCACGCCCTCCCCTTCACAAGGAGGAAGAACCCGTTAAGCTAAACGGATATACTCGACATACAGATCGGCGTCCAATCCGACGGATGTAGCCGATCCGGTGAATGTGATGTAGCTCGTTTCCGCCCACACCACCGCGTCCTCGGTCTCATTGACAGGCACAGCCTGGCAATAAAACAGTTTCCCGCCGATTGTCGCCTCCACACCATCGAAGGTGCTAAGAATATCGGTACCCTTGCTGGTCACCGCGGTCGCCACACCAACATCCAGGTTAACTGCCCCGGTCGAGCCGGTGCGCGCATATAGATACGTCCGCAGGATCCCCAGCTTCACGCCCTCGGGATTGGCAATGTATCCAATGCCGCCATTATCCGAAGATGCAACGCCGGTGATCTTGATTTTCAACATCCCCCTCTGGTCAGTCAACTCAGTTGATACAGTCATGTCATACCTCCGTTTTCATTTCTCATTGGGCGCATCGCCGATCTTTTGGATCGCCTTGCGCCCTCCCATTCGTTTATTCGCATCCCATTCGCGGACGGTCAGCCTACGTGGTCGGGTTTGTGCCGATAAACATCCCTGCATTCGGAGCCGCCCCCGCTCCATACACATGCGTGACGGTATTCGCAACGCCCAACCCCACGCCCACGAACAGGCATTTCCCGGTCAGGATCACAAAATGCGTGTTCCCGCCGCTCACATTGAACGCATCGGTGATCCCGGTCGCCCAATTTTCCGAATAGTTGAAAAACAGGCAATCCTCAAACTGAATGTCGCGCAGATCAACGCTGGCGTCGATCTTCACCAGGAATTTCCCCGCCGTCACCGAATTGGAGCGAATATCGCAGCGTTTGAACCGGTTGCGCGGTCCATTGACGATCAACTCGTGGTTTGCTGCATCGCGCACGATAGTATCCAGGCCGATAGTGCAATCCTGGAATGTGTTCTCCGACCCGGTTACCTTCAGGCTGTAACTGCCCGCCCGATGGAATGGCCCCAGCGCAGTTGCATTGCCCATCCCTGCCACATAACAGTTCTGCAACAGGTTGCGGTCCCCAGACACCAGCACGCACGCCCCATCCTCTGCCTTATCCTTGCCATCAAAGAACTGGACGTTCTTGATGATGCATCCATCTCCGCTCAGCGTGAACAGGGTTGCCAGGTCATTATCTGCATCGTTCACGATCCGGCAGCGCTGTCCCATGCCCGGCAGGTCGGCGCTCAAACCGATCAGGTGGGTATAGTCCAGGTTCCAATCGATGGCTGCGGTCGGATAATCAGCCGTTGGGCCGCCGACCATCACCACGCAATCATTGTGGTTGGTCACGCAGCGGCTCAACGCTTCCGCGACGGTCTTCAGCGGCGCCTGGAATGTCATTCCAGTGTTGTCGTCGTCGCCATGCTGCGGATCCACGATGAACACCCGGCTATACGGTCCCCTCGGGATACCGGTCAGCGTCAAATATTCGTTCAAGCTCTTAGGGTAAAGACCCATCTCAATCTCCTTTCCTCATCATCAAATCAGCGTAATCTGCGGTTAAGCCGTCAAATACGCAAACGGGAACCGCGTCCCCGCCGTCTCGTTCATCCGGTTGATTGGGTTCGGCAGCGCAAACCCCAGGCGCATCACCGCCCGCAGCGCCACCATGTCCTGCTGCGCCAGGTTATAGATGATGTTCCCCGATCCATCCTGGATCACCGCCTCGGTTAGCACCTTGTAGGTGATGTCCTGCCGCATCGCATACAGCAATTGATCCCACTGCCCCACGATGTCCCAATACGTCGCCGAAATCGCCCCGTTGACCGGGAAGATGCACGGCGCCCCGTCCAGTTCGTACTGGTTCGTCCCCTGCATCGAGCGCGTAAAGATCGGTACGCCGTCGCTGCTGCGCACGTTGCGCAGTTTCCCGCGCATCGCCGTGTGGCACAGGTGCCCGGTCGCCATAAACCCATCCGCTTCGATCAGCATCAGTAGCCCATCTGCTCCAGCTCCACTCTCAGCCATGATCGCCTCGTACAGGTCGGTGTATGCCGCCGCGCTGATCCCATGGCTGGCCGCTAATGCGCCTGCCACGATCCCCGCTGCGCCCAGGTTGGTCGTCCAGCTGGCCGGGATGTTTGTCCCGTATAGCGCCGCCTGGTCAATCGCTACCCCCAGCGCCTCTTCCAGCGACGGCCGCACCTCGCCCCAAATATCGAAGTTCGTATCGTCCAGCACCGCCTCTGGGATCGGTACGATCACCGCCAGTTCTTCGGCGTCAATGTACTTGTTCTCCCAATTCAGTTCGCTGGTCTGCTTCAGCCCGGTATCGCCCGATACGAAGTAAGCCGTCGCCAGCGCGCTCATCACCGGCAAACGTCGCTGCGCCCGGCTCATATTCGGCAGCCGCTTCGCCAGCCCCATCACCGCGCTTTTCTGCGGCACGTTCTTGATGATCTCGGCGCTCACATCCTCTGGGATCAGCGCCGCTGCATCCGTTCTCGAAATCAAACTGTTGTAAGGCATCTTCAAATCTCCGTTTCTTCTTTGTCAATCCTCCAGCCCGTATACGCAGGCTGTAGGCTATAGGCTGTAGGCTTTATTGCCTCCCCGCCGCCTTCCGAATAAAATCGTTCATCGACGCGCTCCCCGGCTGCGTTCCGCCCGTTCCCTTGCCTGCATTCCCTTCCGGCGGACGGCTAACCCCGAACAGCGTCGGGTGGCTTTTCTTCAATGTCTCGAAGTCCACTCGCCCGCGCTTATCGAACAGGTCATCCGCTACCGCTGCCAGGTATGCCAGCTTCAGATCGGTCACATTCATCCGGTGCGCCTCGTCATAGAACTCCGCTCTCCGGTCGGCCTCCGCCATCCCATCTGCCAGTTCCACCAACTGCTTCTCGGCCGCGCTGCCCTTTTCCAGCTTCGCCGCTGCCTCTCGCAGCGCCTTCTCCGCCGTCCCGCGCGCTTCCCGCTCGCTCTGCAACGCCGACCGCAAGCCCTTTGTGTGGCCGTCCAGCAACCCCTTCACCTCTTCCGGTTGCCCCTTCAGCCAGTCCTCATATACCAACGGCTGCGGGTTGCCCGCGCCCCCCTCCGCGTTGCCGCCTGGCGCGCCGCCCTCGCCGCCTGCCCCTCCCGAACCCCCGCCGCCGGAACTTCCCGTTCCGCCTCCCGCGCCAGTGTCCGGGCTTTCCATCCATCCAAACTGCCCAACCTGCTGTCCAAATCCCTTGAACCTCATCTCTCGCTCCTCAACTTATTGTTTCTCATCGCCGATCCATCAGGCCTCTCGCCCTGCCATCGCTAATCCGTTCAATCCGTTCCCAAAATCCGTTGACATCCGTTCCCAAAATCCGCTGACCAATCCGTTCAATCCGCTCCCGAAATCCGTTGACCAATCCGTTGATCGCCGCTGTCAAACCGCCTCTGCGCCTCCAACAACCCCTGCGCCAGGCTCGCCTGCTGGCTCGCTTCCGCTTCCCTAATATCCAGCTCCATCTGGGCGATCTCCGCCTCCGTCCGCCCCACCCAGCGCGCCGCCGTTCTGATCGGCGCCCCCAGGCTGACATACATCTGCATCGTCTGCGCCTCCGTGAACGGCTGGATCGTCTCCGGCGTATCGAACACCGGCCTGATCGCCTGTGGATCAACCTCCAGCCCGCTGACCTTCAGCATGAACCGGCATAAGTCCTTCCATACCGGCGCAAAACGGTCTATCCTGTCCTGCGCTTTTTTATTTAGCGGCGCTTCCATTGCAA